GTCGTGGTGAAAATGAACACCAATTCGTGCTGTCCGTCAGCAGGTGGGGTAATCGTTGCAATTGCAGCGGTCCCACTGATGAACGAAATGAACGACTGAGGTGCTACAACAGTTGCTGACGCAATAGTGTTGGGCTTTGGCTGCTGTGCTCCCTGAACCGACGAAAGGTTCTGGAAGTTGAGGTCATTGCTTGGCATTGGACCCCCTATTAGTAGCCAGTCGGAACAGCCAACGCATCAATATAGGCACAGGCAGCAGGGTTTGAAACAAACGTCTGCATACCGCACACCATATAGAAGATGTCAGCAGTTACGACACCACCCGAAGGGCCACGGATTTCGAAAATCTTACGACCATCGGTGGTGTAGAATCCGATGGGAAGAATTTCGCCGCGTCCCCACACTTCGTCAACGACAAAGTCAATACGAGTTTTGTCCCAGTTGAAGGAGCCAGTAACAGATGCACCAGCCATCTGCATACCGCCGCCATCACCATTTCCGAAATACATGTCGAGGTTTTCAGACTTGGCCTGTTTTGAGATGAGGATAACAAGCTGTCCAATTTCCTCGTATGCCTGAACCTGACAAGGGTGCATCCAAGCGCGTGGCTTGAATGTATTGTCGATTCCGACACGGTTACCCACCTTGTTCATGGCAAGACGTGGGAATGGAAGCGCCAAACCAGCAGACGCAGCATTCACACGATTTGCACGAATTTCAGGGGTAGCAGCACGGCTAAATCCGAGCCATGTTCCTGCTGACGCGTTGCTGTGGTGATACGGCACACCATACAGCGCGGGCAAGGACGTAGGCGCAGAAATACCGTTAGTGACAATCTTATCCGTGCCAATAACACCAGCAATGGCAGGGAATACGTCGATTGTCTTGTTCTCAACGTCCCACTTCGTGATTACGCCACTACCCTTCAGCGTTGCAAGAGTCGTGTCGTAAACCTGAATAGTCTGACCGAAACGCATCAGACGGACGCCGAAACCATCAGTTGAACAAACATACGTGTCTGTTCCACCTGAAGTAGTAGGAGTCGTAATGACACCGATAACACCAGTGCCATCCTGCATCATTTGTGCGTCAAGCTGCCTACGCAACTCGTCAAGTGCAGTCGCAGTAAGTCTACGCACCCCGTTGGTGATAGCCTTACGCTCATCATCAGTTGACCACTGAGTGAGCTTCGTGTATTCGATGTTCTCGCTTACGAATACACTGGTGAGAACTGCCTTGTCGAAAGTAGGACCGCCACCACGTCCCAAGTCTCCGCCATCAGCATTGAAATACTGAAAGCTTCCACCGGGGCGCAGTTCCAGAGGAACACGCATCTGTCTGTTCGAGATTTTCTCTACGTCACGCTTCTTGATGTTGGCGTAGAACTTGTCATCCCGCTCAAACAGTGTGCGAATCTTCGGGATAACGCGCTCAAGTTCAAGCGCCGCTACCTGAGATTCAACAACAGCCACTGTTACTCTCCTTAACTAGCCAGAATTAGCTAGTCAGAGTTGAGGAAATCTAGCGATGACATTCCTTTCGGAATATCCTTCGCATCTCTAATTTTGCCAGTTGGTCTATCTTGGGAACGTGGCCGTCCCGCTGGAACTGGACCCCTTCTCGGAGTCGTATCTTCTTCGTCTTTCACTCTCTTACCCATACCACGCAAGGCTTCATTACGTGCCTTTGAGATGACCCTAGGCAATAGGGTTTTTGCCTTGCTGACATAGGCCGAACGAATCCTATCAGTAGAGGCTTTGGAGAAATTCTCCTGAAAAGCCTTTTCCCACAGTTTATCAACCAGAATCTTGAAGCGTCCATCCTGATTGATAATAGTTTCCAAAGTATCCAACGCATCACGAGACGCATTCTTTCTAACGTAATCCGTCATTGACGATTTCGGGTCAATGTTTGCATCAATCGTGTTACGTAGTGTGTTGTTAACGCGAGTATTCAACTCCCCGCGCGTAGTTTCAAATTGCTGTCTTACGAAACCACGTTCACGTTCAGTAAGTTGTTTCTCGCGTGAATCATCCGGTCTTTCACCCTTTGCCAACTGAGTTGGGGGTTGAAAATCTGATGTTCCAAAAACAAACTGATTCAGAAGATGTGCAGCATTCTGAAGCTGTTCATTCTTGGTGTTACGAGCTTCCTTAACCATCGCCATGATGGTGTGCTTCGTAACATTTCCAATTACGTGGAAGTATGCCTTGTCATCCACGCGTGCGAGAGTAGGAAGATAATCATCAACAATTTTCATGAAACCATTGATGTTGGTTTCACGAACAGCCTTCAGGACATTTTCAGTATTACCATTCATTACGTCCTGTTCAAATCTATCAAGAGTCTGTGACTTTTCGACAGCCACTTTAGCATCAGCAATAGTTGGAAGCAACTCAGTGAATTGCTGCTCCCGATAGTATGCCTTCTCCAAGTAAGGAAATTCCTTGAACAAGTTGGGATACTTCTTGAGAATATCCCTTCTCCTTACCGGAGTTACAAGTTCAAGCTGTTCTTCTGACGGCTCCTCTAGTTCATCTTCGATTTCTTTGAGTTCGTCATCTTCAGGTTCGTCGTCGTCATCCTCCGATGTTTCAGGCACTTCATCTTCATCGGAAGAATCTTCCTTCTTTTCTTCCTTTTTGCCCTTTTTGTCATCGAGAGGAATAGTCTCCTTTTCGGTGTCATCATCTTCGGCCATGAATTCAATCATGTCCTCTTTTGATGTATCACCACTGCCACCAATAGTAGCAGCGCCACCCCCACCTTCAGATTCGGGTGCGAGTGTAGGGACTAGTGAATTACTGAGTCTGAACATTTTCTTCTCCAGTTATGGGTGCTTCTTGGTCTTTAGGATTGGGCTTCGCATTAGGAGCAGCACCTTGCGCCTGTTCCGAGCCTTGCTCATTCATAGCACTCATCATCAACAGTTGACGATAAGCACCACCATAGAGCAATACGTTTCGATAACCCTCAGGATTATCGTTCTTAGCCTGTCTACCTGCTTCGCTAATAACCCACTTCCTGACAACCTCAAATGCAATCTTGGGGTTATCGTAAACAGGGTCTGGCTCCACTGCTGGTGCCTCTGGATTCATAGGGTCACCAGTAGGAATAGGAGCAGAATTAAGAAGCAGCTTAATATCATCATTAGCCTTAATAACATCATCCTCACCCGGAACGTAGAAGTCAGTTAGACCAATATGTTCACGAATGATAGGAAGGTTTTCAGGCGCAGCGAGCACTTCCAGAATCTGTGGATTAGCAGCCTGTAGAAGCTGCATCAACACATCCTTCTGCTGGCTCCAAGTCATTGGAAGATTTTCGTTAGCTTCCAATTCTACTCTACCAATCTTTCCTTCCAGTTCAGCTTTACGAATAAAGACGTTAATGAAGGAACCATCCTTCTGACGCTGAACGTCTTTCTCATCTTCCTGCACTTCTTCGATATACATCGGAATTACTTTACCGAAGATTTGCTTCCACCACATGGTGAACATCTTCCAAGTATTCTGCAATCTCTGAAGCGCCTGTGCGCGAGACATTGAATACTGTGAAGCTGTCTCTCCCTGACCTTGCATCGCGCCACCAAATAGTGATGGAAGTGCGCCCGATACAAGTTGCGCGAGGGATTGAATATTGTTCGCAAACGGCATAACCTCAGATGAGAGTTGTGCAGTTTTCACTTCGTAGAATGCGTCACCGATAGACTTACCAGTTTTCGGGGTAGCTTCATAAATAGCTCCCGGCACTGATTCCATCTGACGATACGCATTAAAATTCAGAACTCCGGGGTCAGCAAATGTCTGACCGATACCATGCTCAATAGTTTGCAGGATTAGTGAGATAAGGTCGTTCGTAATTTCCTGCACGCTAACGAGAAGTAAGCCAAGGGGGTCGTAATGAATATAGTCGCTAAGAGGATTATGAGTAAGAGTCCAGCAATCATCAAGGGACTCATTACACGCCTCAGCAAACTCATCATTGACCAAAACCACCTTGGCCCCATTAGGAAATAAACCTTTCAGCTTGTCGATATCTTCCTTGTTCGCGAGAACATTAAAGGCAGATGGACGAAGCCAATTGTTCCTAATGGTAACCGTGTTGACCGGGTATGCACCTTGATACTGCGGTGAAAGTCTGCCCCACTGTTCGTAAGGGTCTTTTGGTCCTACTGCTGCACGATACTTATTTGCAGTTTCTTCCCACTTCTTACCATGCAGATGGTCATATCTTTCGATAGCCAACGCATAGTGAGTCTCATACGCGTAAATGAGATAGGGTGTATCGCACTGCTTCCTCGCGTAATTCGCAACCTTAACATAGAGTCCACCATATGCTTCAAGGCAGATTCTAGTTTTCGGTTCTTTAGTTACTCCAACAAGTCTAGTTACAATCAGTGACTTCTGTGAGAGTTGGGGCTGAATTAGTTGCAAGCAAGCAGGACACAAATCATCTGCATCACCACCACTATTCTGAAGAACATCCTGAACCTCAACATCTTCAGGCATGAACTCATCATAGGCTTGGTCAGCCTTCTCTTGAATCGCCATAAGTTCTGGCGTCATTTGCTGAGCATCTAACTCATAACCACAATTAGGACAAGTGGTTACTTGCTGGTCCTCAGTATCTTCAGTGTATTCTTTCTTGTCATATGTGCCGTATGATTCATCCTCTTTCGGATAACCATAGCAAGCTACCATACCCTCAGTGCAGTAAATAAACAAAGCATGAAGCCACAAAAGAGGAACATCATTGTGGCGATATACCAGTTGGGCAATCTTATCCCCCGCTTTCGCTGTTGAGATATCGAGGGAGTTATCCGCATCATCAGGAAAGCACTTAATAGGAGGAATAGTAATGCTAAGTGCAGCAATAATTGACTCCAAGTAAGCCCTAAAAATGTTAATAGGCTTGTCATAGTAGGACTGCTCAGTATCGTCACCTTGTTCATCTTGGTCCCAGATACGCCAATCATGCGCAACTTCGGAATACCAAGCCTTCTGGAAACCCTCCCAAAATAGCTTCAGTCTGCGCCATGTGCGAATTTGTCGCTCACGGACAGAAACATCTTCCTTATCGAAGTGGTCTACTACTTCTTTAAGGAGACGCTGGATTTCGTCAGAAGGTAGTGTAGCCACTAGTAACCCATTGGTGGGCGCGGGGGACCACTCTGCTGATTAGCAAGATTGTTATAAGCATTCCAGAGTCCACCACCCTGAGGTGGCATATTCGGTGCTGGCATGGGACGGCCCATCATTCCACCAGTTACACCAGTATTTCCACCCATCATCGGAGAGTGGATATTAAATCCCGGCTGAGGCATTACTCCACCACCACCCGGAGCCATAGGAGGTGGGGGTTGCATCATGGAAGGCGGACGCACCATACCACCACCCATCATAGGTGGAGGCGCAGGATGTCCCATTGGTGGCGCACCAGCCATAGGAACACGTCCAAATGCTGGCATACGTCCCGGCATTTGTCCCGGTGGCATACCACCATTACCCATACCGGGTCTACCCATCTGAGGCGGAGGGGTCATACTGTAACCCCTATTCATTCCGGGATTAGTTGGACGCTGAATAGGCACCGGGCCTGAACGTCCAAAAGCAGGTGACGGCCCTACGTTGAGTGGCATTTACATTACTCCGAACTTCTTCTGGAATCCCTTAGAAGGTGCAACATCCACCTTCTTTGACTTTGGCTGGTATTCCTTCTTACCTGCACCAGCCTTTTTCTTTTCAGACAACATGATTGCAATTGCCTGACCTCTATTGGTAACCTTCTTTCCAGTCTTGGAACCAGAATGAAGTTTACCATGCTTGAACTTGTGCATGACTTCATCGAATGGCATCACTGGCCTCGCTTCTTGTAAAGCGGACTACCCATTGACGGAGCGGTATCAATGCCTTGTTGCGCCGGAAGATTTATATCCATCGCACCAGTAATAGGACTCTGTTGATAAGGCTGGTGCTGTCGAATCATTCGGTCCTGCTCATTTTGAAATGCTTCCATTTCATGAGGACGCCAGTAGTATGGATTATCTAGTGGACCACCCTGAGTAATTCCCTCCGGAACTTTCTCATCTGGTGTCATCATATTCATAATAGTTTTATACCAAGGAGTTTCCTGAGCCTGACGTGAATGCGTCATCTCATGAGCCATAATGTTTTCCATTGAATTCTGTGATTGACCCTGAAGTGCATTAGGGTCATAAGTAATATTACCAGTAAATGGATTAGTTACAGCAAATGCGCCCTTAGGCATGAAGTATTTAGTGAGTAGTGATGAATTTCTAGGGGAAACTGTTACTGGTTTTACATCAGGCATCTCACCACTTACCTTGGCGTATGCCCTTTGCATAGACTCATCCAGTAACTTGTTTGTTTCCTCCGGAGTCTGATTGTGCCTCGCGTTCTGCTGTGGCAATGTCTAGTTCCTTCTCAAGTTCTTCAGTAGATTTCTTCTCAGCAGCTACATCTGGTTGTGCGGCACTACGTAATGCCCGAGCTTTCTCTCTATCTTCGCGCTCAAGCATCTGACGACGCACATTCCATGGAATCATTTTCGGTTTACTTACCTCTTGGAACACAGGAGGTGCAGTAGGTTCAGGGTCTTTCAACAATTTATTCAAAACTTGTGACTTCTCGTAGTTAGCAATAGCGAGTTGTTCGCGTAAAGTCTCACAAGACTGACAAACTTT